CATTCTCCGAACTGTATCATAAGGCACCCCAAATTAAATCGCCGTTAGCGGGAACCGTGACAGTACCCCAAATCTCGCTTCCTACAGCAACATCACCCCATACCTCTGAGCCTATTTCCACATTGCCCCAATCCTCACCAAGACGCTTGGCATCGCATACAACGCTTATAGCGGCGGCAGGAGTGCCTGCCATAACGAATATACCATTAGCCGCACCTGTTGTCGTCACTGCTGCATTAGCTGTGCCTGATAGCAAATAAACTAGGCTTGAGGCAGCGGTGGTCGTTACAGATATTGCCGCTGGGGCTGGTGATGTGCGAAGCCTTGTAAGTTCTGCCGTATCGGTCACAGCAACGCTTACAGATGCGTCCATTGTTCTAATAGGTGTTATAACGGCGGCAAAGTTAGCAGCACCTGTTACAGAGCCTGCCATCTCACGGATGCGTGTGTTATCTGCCGTAGCGGATGCGGAGATAGATACCGCTGCTGGCATTTCAATAGCAAACTGTACCTCTGCTGCAACAGTAATTGCTGCTGTAGCAGCGCCTTCAAAGTGCTTTACCTCTAGCTGGTCTAGCTGGTCTAACGTCAGCCCATATGCGTCTAATTGCTCAAGCGTACCCCAATTATCTAGCTGTTCTAGGTCAGGGTTTGACCAATCAACTTTAGTAAGCAGTAATGCGCTATCCAGAGAGTATGGAAGCGCATCAATACTGCCAGTAAAGTTATCTAGGTGCGGGGTGCCTGTAGCCATCAGCTACACCTACGCTGCTGTAACGTCTAGGTCGCCAGCAGAAATCTTTAAGATGTCACCTGTGTCAATCAGCTTTGCAGTGGTAAACGCACCGTGGATAAGCAAGTTACCCGCGCTACTAGCGTCAAACAGCCCAAAGTGGCTTACTGTACCCCAGCTTGCTGTGGCTGCTGAAAACTCAATAGCCGCGCTGTTGTCAGCCGTGCCAGAAGCCGCTGCATTAAACGTAGCTGCTACACGAGCATAGCCATTGCCGGTAAGCTCTGTACCGCTGTTATCGTCAGCAAAAGAGCCTGTAGAAAGGCCGACATATATAGCCGTTGGCATCGTATATGCGCCGGTAGATAAAATATGGTCGAGAATTTCATTCTCAAGATAATCACTCATTGCAGACATAGTTTATTTCTCCGCTGCTGTATTCTGCCGCAAATAGACAGACTTGGTTTGTAATGGCCCTGTGCCGTAATGTGAACGCTCCTCATCCAAACGCACCTCATTTATAGCACGAGTGAACTTTTCATCATACTGTGCTGCTCTTGTCTCATCCAGCAAGTAGATATACGCCTCAGTCAATGCACCGTACAAATACACATCTGGCGAGCGCAAAAACAGCGTTGGAGTGCTAACCGCTGATAATGTGTCCACAGAGCCTATATACATAATCTCAGCAGTATAAGCAGCATCTGGTACAGGGCGTAGCTTCATCTCCTTACCAGCAATGCTGTAGCCTCTAGGCTTGCCAAGACCGTTGCTAGGATACTGTGTGTCCAAGCCTGTCGGTGATGCGTAGTTCAACACCGTCAATGGGCTTGTAAGCAGCTTAACCTCACGAACCTCACGCAAATCTGTAGGCAATGCAATGTACTCGTCACCAGGCGTTAGCGTAGCTTGTGACCGCTTCTCTTGCTCACGAGTTTCTAGCTCACGATTGATGCGAGCTTCAGCAAGCTGAATAAAGTCAGGAATCTGAGCCGTTAAATCGCTACGAGCCAAGAAATTGGCGATTGATGTCTGTAAATCAGCGTAAGATGTTATAGCCATTAGATATTACCGCCGCCTGTTCTAAAAGCTCGGTTCTCGTTGCTGTTGAGCCACGCCTTCCAAGCCTTCGGGTTTTCGCTAGGCTTGCCCAGCGTTTCTAATAGGTGATGATACACGACATTAGGTATTTCCGCTATATGCTGCATATGACGCTGAGTGCCACGCAAGCCGCCATAACGCCAATCATCATTCATCTGCTTGTTAATCTTCAGCAGATTGTCGAATTTCTGGGTAGTCTCAACAACGGTAGAGCCGTCAGAGTCTTGGTTCCAATAAACCTCTTTGCCAGTGGCAGAGTCCTTAGATAGTAATCTTTTCATAATATCCCCTAATGGAAAGAGAGGGCGGTAAACCCGCCCCCTCAATGTTACTTAGGCACCTGACAAGTCGAAGATACCAGCGTGTGCTTTCGGAGCTTGTACTTTCAAAGCCCACTCAGTCACAATCTGGAATTTCTCAGCGTCACCTGTTGGCGCGATTTCGTTCTCGGCAAAGTTACGTCCATTGATGGTCGCAAGAGAAGCGAAGTCTGGGTCAATCAGGAACACGCGGTCATTTGACAGGAAGCGTGATGGAGCTACCTCGATGGTGCCAAAGTCAGTCAGGAAGACTGATGTTGAACCAACGTAAGTAACCTCTTTCGCTGCTGTCATATTGACATCGTTGCTGACAAGGTTGCCAGAAGCTGACAAGTCAGAGAAGTTTGCACGGTTAGTAGCCGATGCAATCATCATCTTTGGATTGCCGCCGTCTGTCCAAGCGTCCTGCATACCATCTTCGATGAGTGCAAGAGTCAAGGCACGAGCAGTACCAGCAGTGATTGTGTCAGTACCAACACCAGCAGCAAACGTACCAGCGGCACCTACTGAACCATTTGTAATCCAGCAAGACAGTGATGCTGATTTACGAGGGTCAGAACCAGAGCGAGCTACGTCTGTGTCACCGATTGATTTTTCGATGTCACGGCGAAGTTCCAATGATTTCAACACCTTCTGGTATGCTACCTCACGGTCACGACCAGCTTTCTCGACTGCATCGAGGGTTTTCGATACAGCTACTGCTTTGACTGAAATCTGGTGGTAGTTACCCAGACGTACAGTTGCAGTAGGAGCAACGATGCTGGCATCAGCACCTTCTGTTGCGTAGTTGGTAGCACTTGCACCCGCAAGTTCCTGTACCTGCCACTCAGTGAAGATACCGTTTGAGGTTTCCTTCTTCAGTGCGCTGAAGATAGGTGTTTCATCGGGGTCAATCCGATAGATTACGTCAGCAAGCTGTTCGCGCTCACCAACGGCAGTTTGGGTTGTGTAAGTCATTTGATTTCTCCTTCTAAGACCGATTACCCATCAAGTAAGATACGGCTGCATCTACAGAACGCTCTTTATTGAGCCTTCCCATAGCCTGCTGCCGTGAACGACTAGCAGCTTGTTTTTTAGTCCGTGGCTGACCAGCTTTAGCCATTTTAGGAGCTTCTTTTGTGCGTTTCTTAGCGGTAGGTTTCTTCTTCTGAAGATTGTCCCACTGCATCGCTTTGTAGAGGATTTCTATTGCTCGTGCGTCAGACGCATTCGCTACCTCTGAATCGCTAAAACCTACAGTACGAGCATAGTTGATTACCTCAACACGCTCTGCATTTCTGCGTTCATCATCCTGCCAAGCAGGAATGCGGTTTAGCATTTCAGACCGTTGTGCAGCGAGGTGTTTCTTCAACTCCTCTTCGCGTTCAGCGGCCTGCTGTTGAGCAACGTACTGTCGCTCTTGCTCCACTCTTGCGAGGTTAGTCATACGGCTGTCGTACTCTGCTTTAATTGCATTGTACTCTTCCGCTGTAACCTCTCTTGCTAACGAGACCCAATCAGGTTCCTGTGGAATTGTCTGCTGAATCTGCTGCGCCACAACCTCAAGTTGCTGTGCGTAGTAATCACGAGCCTGCTTTGCTTCCGCTACCTCTTTCTCAGCAGCCTTCCGCATTTCAGCAGCCTCTTGGCTACGCTTGGTAAAAGCCTTCTGCCTCTGATAACCTTGTAGGGCTTCGTCCAGGCTGACCTCTATCTCTTCGCCGTCTACTCTGACTTTGTAGAGTTGCTGTTGAGGTTCCTCTTCGTCATCCTCGTAGTCATCGTCTTCATCAGACTCATCGACATCATAAACATCATCCTCGTCATCTTCGTAGGATTCAGCTTGCGGCTGGTTATCCTCTTCCGTGATTTTGGCCTCTGTCTCCATCGGCTCGGAAGCATTTGCTTCCTGTCGCTCTTCTTCAACCTTGTCCGGTGCGGGGGTATTTAGAAGGCTAATTGCATCATTAACTGAAATCGCTCCGGTTCCGTTAGGATTGTCGGACATAACTTATTTCCTTTTCTCAAATTGTTGACGATTGTGCAACTCTTGTAGAGTCGCCTTTGCCATTTTCCCATCCTCGACTACCTTGTGTATGTAGCCTTTTAGTGCCTCTAGGTTCTGGCAAAGCATATACAGACGCTCTCGTGCGTCCGTGTCTTTCAATGCGCTTTGCTTCCACGCTTGCATAAACTCGTTCTCTAAATACTCAAAGCTCTCGATGAATATTTCGTTTCTAAGTACAGCTTCAGCCTTTTCAGCCCTAGCCATATCTTCTCTAGCTTTACCTTCATTCATCCTAGTAGCGTAAACCCTTCTCTTTGGTATGGGTCTCTGTATATGCCGAACTGTGTACCAGCACCACGCCGATATGCCAAGTTAGCCGCACCAAAGTCCTGCGGCCCTAGTCCATACCTTGTAGCAAAATCAGAAAGACCAGTTGGGGCTACATCAAGTAAACCTAAACGTGCATATGTGCCAGGAGCTACCTCAGATTCTACTGATTCGTCAAGACCAGCCCTTGTATCAAGACGGCAAAATCCAGCCATATCTGGGTCTGGCTTATATCCTGGTTCACATTGGCCTGTAACAGGGTTTACTGGTTTGACGGTTTCTTGGCCCCCGCCGTCTCTGCCGCCAGCATCATATCCTGTACCCTCTACGCCCTCTACAGGCATTCCTGTGTACACTTCACCAAGTCCAAACGGGCCTTCGCTAAATACACCCTTTAGCTGACCTGTAGCATCAAAGACAGGGCGACCGCCACCCTCAAGGGCTTTTTGCATACGACCTAAAGTAAAGGTTCCTGCTGCTCCTAGCAATCCAGGCAAAGCACCCGCTTTTTCCATACGCCCTGGAATCTGTCCTAGAGCAATATCCTTAAAGGCTGATAATGTTGTTGGGTCTGCAAAATAGTTTGAGCGAATAGGAACAGAGCCTGTAGAGCCTGTCTTAAAGAAATCAAGAAGACTGCCGCCTACATTACCGGCTGAATACAGTTCCGGCCCCATAATCGGAGCGTAATCAATATAGCTTTGAGCCACCTGCTGCGCTAAACGATTTTTTTCATTCTGCACCATAGCATTTGCAACGTCAGGCCCAAACTGAGGAGTATAGTCAGTCCTATCTTCGCCTGGGCGAACACCCGCCCTTACCGCTGCGTTATGCGCGGCTATAGCGTCTCTTGCGGCTTGACCCGCTGCAAGTTCTGCGGGGGTGAATCCTGTTATTGCGGATATTGCATCTGGGTATACAGACGCGACTTGCGGGTCTGTGTAA